CAAATAAACATTAATGATTACAAAACAAATAAAGAAATAAAGGAAAAAGGCTTTACTAACTGGGAAGGGATTACAAATAAAATGTATATACCAGTTAATCATTTAGATGACTGTAATCTTAATCATTATAACTTACAACTCAGTATTTATGCTTATATTATTAAAAAGCATAACCCTAAACTTAAAATAGGAAAGCTTACAATACAGCATGTAAAGTTTAAAAAAGTAGGAGAAGACTCAAATGGATATCCTATTAATGAACATGTTAATGGAGAGCCTGTATTAGAAGAAGTAAAAATATATGAACTTCCATATTTAAAAGATGAAGTAAATTCAATTATGATGTGGTTAAAAGATAATAAATAAAATCATTTAAATAAATAATAATGGTAATAAGATTATTTGATATTCAAAATAGTAAAGTTGTATTGACGGAGCATTGTTATGCTTTGCCATTTTTAAAAGGCATTATGATAGAGTATCCAGATACACATATGGCTGTGTATCAGTATTTATTTTATATGTCATGTCCTAACCCTGATTTAAATCCTTTCTTTAACTTACCAGAACATGAGAAAGAGGACATAATTATAGAAGAGATTGAATTAGAAGAATCACCTGAAGACGGGATAATTATAAATGCTCTAGAGAAATGCAAAAAACTTTATGAAACTCCAACTTACAGAGCATATGTAGGTATAAAGTCTATGCTAGATAGATTAGCAAAGTATATGGAAGTAACTGCAATTGAACATGGCAGGGATGGTAATATAAATGCTATGGTCAATGCTGCTGCTAAATTTGAAAATATAAGGCAGTCATATAAAGGTGCATTTACTGATATGAGACAGGAACAGGAAAGTTCAGTACGTGGAGGTGCTGGATTAGCATATGATCAAATATAATGAATAAACAAAAAACAAATTGGCATTTCTGTTATTGGGATGAGCCAGAATTTAATTATAAACCAGTAAAAAAAACTAAACATGGGACAGAAAGTAATACCAGTAGGAAAGAAGTTATTGTTGAAACCAAAAAAACAAAACGAGTATAGTAAAGGTGGAATATTTATACCTGATATGGCTAGAAAGAAAGAGTTTAAGGGTACTGTTATTGGAAAAGGAAATGGTGTTGATGAAATACAAATAGGTGATATGGTTCAATATACTGAACACTGTTTACCTACTACTATGGAACATGATGGGTCAGATCATTTGCTTATACAAGAAGGTGATGTATTTGCAATCCTTATAGATGAGTAGAGTTATACCTACATATAACAATGGAGTTTGGGAGACAACTACATTTGAAGATGATGTATTATTTAAAGAATATCTATCTAGTATATTTAAAGAGCCTGGTGAATATGAGTTTAATAAAATAGCTTTAGAGTTTAATAAACAAGCTAGAATATTTAATGATCAAGGATTTTATTGTAATAAACCATTTAGATCTAAAGATTTTACAGCTTATTGGGAAGACCAAAAGAATAAATGTAGAACAGGAGTCTTATATAAAGATAATGGCAAGGTGTGGTATCTTACTAGAGACTATTATATGTGGCTTAATTTTTTACCTATTTTTGATAAAGAAGAAAAGCATTATGGTTTTGCTAAAGTAAGGGATGCACAATATCATATGGCATTGTATGAAGTTATTGCAGAGTTAAATAATAAGCATGTAGCTATACTTAAGAAAAGACAGATAGCTTCATCTTACTTTCACATGGGTAAGATTATAAATCAATACTGGTTTGAAGAAGGTTCAATTTGTAAAATTGGTGCATCATTAAAAGATTATATTAATGACAAAGGTTCATGGAAATTTTTAGAAGAGTATAAAACTTTTTTAAATGAACATACTGCTTGGTATAGGCCTAGTAATCCAGAAAAAGTGTTATTGTGGCAACAGCAAATTGAAGTTAAGATAAATAATAGAAAGACGTCAAGAGGTCTCAAATCAAAAATACAAGGAGCATCGTTTGAAAAGAATGCTACTACAGGGGTAGGTGGTCCATGTACATATTTCTTTCATGAAGAAGCAGGAATTGCAAAAAACATGATGCAGACGTATGAGTATTTACGTCCTGCAATGTCTTCAGGTATGATGACTACCGGTCAATTTATTGCAGCAGGATCAGTTGGTGACCTTGAGCAATGCGGACCTTTAAAAGAAATGATATTAAATCCTAATGCAAATGACATATATTCAGTGGAAACTAATTTAATGGATGCTGATGGTACTATTGGTATGGCTGGATTGTTTATCCCTGAGCAATGGTCTATGCCTCCTTATATTGATAAGTTTGGTAATTCACTTGTAGAAGAAGCAATAGAAGCAATAAAAATAGAAAGGTCTAAATGGAAAAATGAATTAAGTGGTGAGCAATTCCAACTTAGAATATCACAAAAGCCTCTAAATATTTCAGAGGCATTTGCATATAGAAAAGAGTCTATATTTCCGCAAGGTATATTAAGTAAGCAACTTAAAAAAATTGAGGAAAAAGAGTATCCTTATGAGCTAATTGAATTAGACAGAGATAACACAGGCATAAAAGCTAAACGAACAAGGAAGATACCTATATCTACGTTTCCTGTTAATAAAAAAGAAATAGATAAAACTGGTTCTATAGTAGTTTGGGAAAGACCAGTAAAAAAGCCTTCGTTTGGAATGTACTATGGCTCTATTGATCCAGTATCAGAAGGTAAGACTACTACTTCAGATTCTTTGTGTAGTATTTTCATATATAAAAATGCAGTGGAAGTAACTAGAACTACAGTTTCTGGTGAGGTAGAGCAATTTATAGAAAAGGATAAGATTGTTGCTGCATGGTGTGGACGTTTTGATGATATAAATAAAACACATGAAAGATTAGAGATGATCATTGAATGGTATAATGCATGGACAATTGTTGAGAATAACATATCCTTATTTATACAACACATGATTGCAAAAAGAAAGCAACGATATCTTGTTCCTAAACAGCAGATACTTTTTTTAAAAGATCTAGGTTCAAATAAAACAGTATATCAAGAATATGGATGGAAGAATACAGGTACTTTATTTAAAAGTCATCTTATATCATATGCTATAGAGTTTTTAAGAGAGGTAATAGATGAAGATCTTGATGAGAACGGAAACGTTATGACCAACACATTAGGTATAGAAAGAATACCAGACCCTATGCTATTAAAAGAAATGCTAGCTTATTATCCAGGTTTAAACGTGGATAGATTAGTAGCATTTGGCGCATTAGTTGCATTTGTTAGAATTCAACAATCAAATAGAGGTTATACTAAGAGACGTGAATCAGAAGACAATTCTTTGGTTAATTCAGAAAAATTCAGTAAATTAAAGTATAGTGGTCCTTTTAGAAATATAGGTCGTAACAAGGCTTTTGGTAGTTCTAAAAAAAGAAGATCTGGATTTAAAAATATAAAATAGACTAAATTGGTATGAGAGTATTAAATGCAATGCAATTGAAAGGTGGGGCTAAGTCTGATGGTGGACCTACCTTTTCTAGTTTAACACAACCAGTTCAGTTTTTACCTTATAAAGAGAAAACTGATGATTGGGCTGCTTGGAATCTAGATTGGTTAGAATTACAAGGTATAGAATTCTTAAAGCTTAATTCAAGACGTTTGCTAAAAAATTACAAATTAGCAAAAGGAATTATTGACAAAACAGATTATATAGTTGAGCCAGACAATGACTATAAAGACTTAATGGACGTTTTAACTACAGAGAATGATTCTGCATTAGAGTTAAAGTTTTATCCTATTGTTCCAAATGTAATTAATGTATTAACAGGTGAGTTTGCTAAAAGATACTCTAGAGTACAGTTTAGAGCAATAGATGATACATCTTATAATGAAATGCTTGATGCTAAAAAAGTTGAGATTGAAGAATCATTACTAGCTGATGCAGAAGCAAATCTAATACGCAAGATGATTGACATGGGTATGGATCCTGGATCTGAAGAAGCTCAGCAAAAATTATCACCAGAAGGGTTAAAGTCATTACCTGAGATAGAAGACTTCTTTAGTAAGTCTTATAGAAGCATGGTAGAAGAATGGGCATCTCATCAACTTGCAGTAGATGAAGAAAGATTTAAAATGCAAGAGCTTGAAGAAAGAGGGTTTAGAGATATGCTTATAGCAGATAGAGAATTTTGGCATTTTAGAATGCTAGAAGATGATTATGATGTAGAGCTTTGGAATCCTTTATTAACTTTCTATCAGAAGTCTCCTGATCAAAGGTATATAGCTGACTCAAGCTATGTAGGTAAAGTTGATTTAATGACCGTGTCAGACGTTGTAGATAAGTATGGATACTTAATGGATAATAGTCAACTAGAGTCATTACAAAAAATTTATCCAGCTAGATCGGCTCAATATCAAGTAAATGGTTACCAAAATGATGGTGCTTACTATGACGCTACTAGATCTCACGAGTGGAATACTAATAGCCCAGGTTTAGCATATAGACAGTTTACTAGTAACTACTGGAACGATCCAGCAGGAGGTGGTGATATCCTTAGTCAAATATTAGATGAGAATGAAGATGTATCTATGTGGGGTGAAGGAGACTTAATGAGAATAGCTACTATATACTGGAAGACTCAGAGGAAGGTTGGTCACTTAACTAAAATTGAAGAGGATGGTCAGGTAACACAAGAAATTATAGATGAAACGTTTAAGAAGACTAAAAAGGCTATATATGATACATCTATATTTAAACAAAAGAATAAAGAAAATTTATTACAAGGTGAGCACATAGATTGGATATGGATTAATGAAGTATGGGGAGGTGTAAAAATTGGTCCAAATTTACCTGCAATGTGGAGATCTACAATGGGTGATAACATTAATCCTATATATTTAGGTATTAATAGGACTAAACCTGGAAGACTTCCCTTTCAGTTTAAAGGTGATAATTCTTTATATGGTTGTAAACTTCCTGTAGAAGGAAGAGTTTTTTCAGATAGAAATACTAGATCTACATCTTTAGTTGATTTAATGAAGGCTTATCAGGTTGGATATAACATGGTGAATAATCAAATTGCAGATATCTTAATAGATGAACTAGGTACTGTAATAATGTTTGATCAGAATGCATTACCACGTCACTCAATGGGTGAAGATTGGGGTAAAAATAACTATGCTAAAGCATTTGTAGCAATGAAGGATTTTCAAATGCTACCTCTTGATACATCTATAACCAATACTGAAAATGCAACTAACTTTAATCATTATCAGACTCTTAATATGGAGCAGACTAATAGATTAATGTCTAGGATCCAACTTGCTAATTATTTTAAACAGCAGTGTTTTGATGCAATAGGTATAAACCCACAACGTCTTGGAGGGGCTGTATCAGCACAAACGGCTACGGGTGTAGTACAAGCAATGCAGCAATCATATGCACAGACAGAGATGTATTTTGTACAGCATTCTGATCATTTAATGCCACGTGTGCATCAGATGAGAACTGATTTAGCTCAATATTACTATAGTACTAATCCAAGTGTTAGGTTACAGTATATATCTACAGAAGCTGAAAAAGTTAATTTTACTATTAACGGTACAGATTTATTACTTAGAGATTTTAATGTATTTGCTACTACTAAAACTAATCATAGAGCAATATTAGAAAATCTAAAGCAAATGGCATTAACTAATAATACTACTGGTGCAAGTATATACGAGCTAGGTAATATAGTTAAAGCTACTTCAATTGCAGAAGTATCCGACATACTTAAAGACTCTGAAATTAGAATACAAAATCAAAGACAACAAGAAATGCAACAGCAACGTCAGATGCAAGAACAGCAACTTCAATCTAAAGCTCAAGAAGAGCAGCAAAAATTACAAGTTGAAATGTCTGAAAATGAAAAAGATAGAAGAAATGATGTATTGTTAGCAGAAATAAGAGCGGCTGGATTTGGATCTCAATCTGATATTAATCAGAATCAAGAATCTGATTATCAAGATGCTATGAAGAACATAAGAGAATCTACTCAGTATAGAGAGCAAATGAATTTTAAACGCCAAGAAAGTGCAACTAAATCTGTTCAAGAAAACGATAGACTTATTGTTGAAAGAGAAAAGATTGCAGCTTCTAAACAGATAGCCGATACCAAGCTTCAAATTGCAAAAGAGAATAAAAACAAGTATGATATTAAAAATAATAAGGATAAAAAGTAAGTGTTAGCTATATATTGCTGAAAAGTTTATTCTTATTAAAATATTTTAAGTTTAACTTGTTGATTATCTAAACAACATTTCTTATATTATATGTATAAGAAGTATTAATATATTAAAACCAATATAATTATGAGTACAACAACAGAAACACAACCTGTGAAAAGTAAAGTAGAACAGAATGTAGATATTAATTTAGATGAAATATTTAACGCTGCTCCAAGCGGTGCTGATATGATTCAAGATAATAAGTCTCAACATAAAAATATTTTTTCAGGGTTAAATGAAAAAGCAGATATGTCATTTGCTGATCCTGATAATGATGACGCAACTGATGTTTTAAGTAAACTAGAGGAAAAAGAGGAAGAAAGTAATGAAGAGTTAGTTGACGATAAAGCAGAGAAAAAAGTTGAAGGAACATCTATAGATGAAGTATTTGGTGATGTTAGTGAAGAACAGGAAGAAGAGGTTAAAGAAAAAAGAGGTAGAAAGAGTATATCAGGAATATCTGATGTGTTTTCTAAGCTTATTAAAGATGATAAGATTGTACCATTTGATGATGAAAAATCATTAGATGACTATAGCGCAAAAGACTGGGAAGAATTAATTGAAGCTAACTTAGAAGAAAAAGCTAATCAGGTAAGACGTGAAACTCCAAAGCAGTTTTTTGAAAGTCTACCTCAAGAACTCCAGATAGCAGCTCGTTATGTAGCTGATGGTGGAAAAGACTTAAAGGGTTTATTTACTACATTAGGTCAAGTAGAGGAGACAAAGACTATTGATATTAAAACAGTAAATGGTCAAGAAAGAGTTATAAAAGAATATTTAAGTGCTACTGGTTATGGTACTGCTGAGGATATTCAAGAAGAAATAGAAATTTGGAAAGATTTAGGTAAGCTTGAAACTCAAGCTAATAAGTTTAAACCAAAATTAGATAAGATGCAAGAGAAGGTTGTTGTACGAAAACTTGAAGAACAAGAGCTTAAAAAGAAACAACAAGAAAATGCATCTCAAGAGTATATGAAGAATGTGTATGAAACATTAAAAGAAGGTAAGCTAGGGGATATTAAAGTTGATAGAAAGACACAAGCCATGTTATACAATGGTTTAGTTCAACCTAATTATCCTTCAGTAAGTGGCCGTAATACTAATTTACTAGGTCACTTATTAGAAAAATATCAGTTTGTTGAGCCAAACTATTCATTGATATCAGAAGCATTATGGTTATTGCAAGATCCTGAAGGATATAAATCTAGAATAATGGATAAAGGCGCACAAAAGAGTGTTGAAAAAACTGTTAGAAAATTAAAAAGTGAACAGTCAAATATAGGTGGTGCATCATTAGGTGTTAATGAGGCAGAGAAAGATAATAGCAGAAGTTCAAAAAGAAAAATCAAAAGACCAAGTAATATATTCAAGCGGATTTAATTAAACAGATTAAATATATAAATTTTAAATTAATTATTAATAACAAAAACAATCAAAAATTATGGCAACTCCAGTTTTAAATAATGGGATTTTCCTACGTGATACAAGCTATAAAGCTAGTTCACATGTTGATTCTTATCACCTTACTCAAATGCTCGGTAACCCTGAGCCTATGGATATGGGACCAGTTGATTTATGGGCAATGACTCAGAAGGTAGAAATGCCTTTATATCAAATGGCTTCTTTTGGTGGAAAGAATACTATCATGGTGGATAACGCTAGAGGTGAGTATAAGTGGCAAACTCCTATTGCACAAGATCTTCCTTATGTTGTAGCTGACATCGAACCAGCTAATGCTAATAAAGGTATAGATGGTACAACATTTAAGATCAAGATTAACAAAAGAACTTTTGGACACGGTGACATTATTACTTATGATAAGTATAATGGACTTGAACTTTACATTACAGCTGATGATATTTTACCAGCTGGTGACGGTTTTATTTACACTGTTCAATTAGTTAACAACAACAATACGGCTATCTTAGATAATAAGTATTTAGCTAAAGGTACTAAGTTCTTCAGAAAAGGTTCTGCAAGAGGTGAGTACGGAGAAAGATTCTCTGATATTGAAACAGGTTCTGGTTTCCGTGAATTTTACAATTTTGTAGGAGGAGCAGAAGCACACGTACACTATTCAATTTCTTCAAGAGCAGATTTAATGATCAAAGGCGGTTTAAATGCTGATGGTACTGTACCTGTAACTGAGATTTGGAGAAACTTTAATACAGATCCAAACAATCCATCTGTACCTAGTATTGAAGGATTAGTTGCAAGTATGGGTAAGGCGGGTGCTAGAGAAGCATTTGAGAATGGAACTCTTACAAGAACTTTCATTACAAATATGGAAGCTGCTCACTTATCTAAAATTGCTACAGATATTGAAACTTACTTGATGTGGGGTAAGGGTGGTAGAATTAAACAAGACGGACCAGATGATATTAGATTATCTGTAGGTTTATGGTCACAGTTAGATAACTCTTTCAAAAGAGTATATAACAAGTCATCATTTACTCTTGACATGTTTAAGTCTGAACTTTACAACTTCTACCAAGGTAAAGTTGAGTTTAAAGGGCCAGATCCACAAAGATCACTTGTTGTACAAACAGGTATTGGAGGTATGCAATTAATCAACAAAGCAATTGCTGATGAAGTGTATGGTTCAGGTTTAGTTCAAAATGCATCTGATATTGGAGCTGTTAAAGGTTCTGGTATGGATTTAGATTATGGTTTTGCTTATACAAGCTTTACTATTCCTTTCTTAGCTAATGTTAAGTTTGTATTGAATCCAGCATTTGATAACTTAAATACAAATGATATTGAGAATCCATTAATTGATGGTAGACCTCTAAGTTCATTTAGCTTTATTATATTCGATGTAACTGATGAAGGAAATGACAACATACACTTGTTGAAACTTTCTTGGGATAATCAACTTAAGTGGTTCTATCAAAATGGTACGATGGATTACATGGGAAGAACTCAAGGGTTTGCTTCTACTGGTCAGTTTAATGGATATAGAGTTTATATGACTCAGACGATGCCTGCAATTTGGGTTAAGGATCCAACTAAAGTTCTTAAAATTGTAATGAGAAACCCCGTAACAGGAGGATCATTCTAGAACAAATGATTAAAGGGGAGGGGTTAATCTTCCTCCCTTTTTTTTTAATCTTTAAAACAAATAATCATGGGAAAGCCCAAGCAAGTAAATAAATTAAGTCAGAAGTTTGAAAGCGCTGCATATGAAGGAGTAACAAGAGCTCAAACAGGCAATGCTAGATTATTACATGTAAATGAAGTTATCAGTTGGATTAGAGATCTTGCTGATTCTACTACATATACTGATGAAGCTGCTGCAAAAGCTGATGGATTAGTAAAGGGAGATCTTTATATTCAAACTGGTAATGGAGCAATTAATGTTGTATTGACAACATAGTCAAAAGACTTTAGCAAGACTTAACATCTTGCTTTAGAAATATTAGTAATAATAGAGTATACATTAAGATGTATAATTTGACTATAGTAATAATTATTAATTTTTAAAAACCAAAGGATGGAAGATTACACAATTGTAGAAAAGTATCAACACACAAAGAAGAATAGCACTATTGCTATAAGACCCTACTTTAATCCTGATAAGGAAAATATGGGTCTTGAGCATTATGGTTTATCATTACATGATGGAGTGTTTCATCAAGAGTCTTTAGCTTGTTTAGAAATGAATGGGGTAAAAAGGTATATTACTGGATTAAATGAATTTGATCCTAAAGTAAAAATGTTACCACCTAAAGAAAAGAAAAAAAAGATTGAAGAAATTAGAAGGGTTGTTTCAGAACTTGAGGCAGAGTTAGCTGCTAATGTTGTTGATCCTTCTGATAAAGACTTTTGGAATAAACTAACTGTAATGAAACCTGATAATTCTAAATTTTGGGATAAGATTTCATTAAGATGTGGAAACGATCCAGTTTTTTTAGATTCTGAAGTAGATCCTTATGATAAGATTAAGCTAT